GGGTGGCGGTGCTGGAACAGGGGATGGACTACAAGGAAGTGGGCATCCCGCCGGGTGACGCGGCCTATATTGATGACCAGAAATTGAGCGCGCTGGACGTGGCGCGGGTGTTCCGGGTGCCGCCGCATATGATCGGGGATCTGGACCGGGCGACGTTCGCGAATATCGAGCACCAGTCGCTGGAGTTCGTGATGCATTCGCTGCGGCCGTGGCTGGTGCGATGGGAGCAGGCGATCGAGCAGCGGCTGATGACGGCGGCGGAGCGGGAGCGGTTGTTCGTGAAGTTTAACGTGGACGGGCTGCTGCGGGGGGATACGTTGAGCCGGTACCAGTCGTACCAGATCGGGCGGCAGGCGGGGTTCCTGAGCGCGAATGATATCCGGGAGCTGGAGGACTGGAACCCGATCGAGGGCGGGGATGAGTACCTGGTGCCGTTGAATATGGTGGAGGCGGGAGCGACGGGAGACGGTCCACAGGCGACGGAAGAGGAAGAGCCGGATAAGAATCCGGCGGCACGGGGGCGGGGAATCAGGAATAAAGAGAGCCGGGCGTCGGAGCGGGTGGGGTTGATGCGGGCGCAGCGGCCGGTGTTTGTGGAGGCGATGGGGCGGGTGGTGCGCCGGCAGGCGCAGGATGTGGGGAACGCGGCGAAGAAGATGTTGAGCCGGCGGAGCGAGGGGGAGCTGGAGTTGTGGCTGGCGGAGTTCTGGGTGGAGCATCGTGAATGGATCGTGAAGACGCTGCTGCCGCTGTACCGGAGCTATGGGGCGACGGCGGCGCTGGCGGCGGTGCGGGAAATCCAGGGCGGGGCGGAGCTGGCGGACGTGGAATTATTTATCGAGGAGTACGTGGGGGGGTTCGCGGATGACCTGATCGGCCGGAGCAAGTACAAGGTGGGGGAGGCGCTGAAGGAGGAGGACGGGCTGGAGGCGCTGGACGTGGCGCTGGCGTTGTGGGTGGCGGAGTGGCCGGCGTCGCTGGCGATGCAGGAGACGGTGGGGGCGGCGAACGCGGTGAGCCGGGAGGTGTACCGGAAGGGCGGGGTGCAGGAGTTGATCTGGCGGACGACGTGGGGGGACAAGAGCTGCTCGTTCTGCGATGGGCTGGACGGGGTGCGGGTGGGGATCGAGGGGAAGTTCGATGTGCCGGGGCTGCCGCCGTTTCGGAATGTGGCGTTCCCGCCGGTGCATGACGGGTGCGAATGCACGGTGGAGGCGGTTCCGTTATGAGGCTTGTGATCGGTCCACCGGGATCGGGGAAAAGCACGTATGTCCGGGAGCGGATGAAGTACGGCGATCTGGTGGTGGATGTGGATGAGCTGTTCCGGGCGCTGACGCTGCGGCCGATGTGGGATCACCCGCCGATGGCCATCAATGCGGTGCTGACGACGCGGGATTATCTGATTGAGAGTTACGAGCCGGCGTGGGTGATTTCGACGAACGCGCGGCGCGATTACCGGGAGGGGATGCGGGAGCGGTTTGGGGCGGAGGTGGTGGTGCTGGAAACGCCGGCGGATGTGTGCCTGGCGCGGATTGAGGCGGACGGCCGCGAGGGGGAATGGGGGGAGCGGGTGACGCGGTGGTGGGAGGAGTACGAGGCGGACGAGCGGGATGAAGTGATTACGAATGGGGAAGGGAGTGAGGCGGTCGATGAGTGAGACAGAGAAGCGGACGCTGGAGGTTGCGGAGCTGGAGCTGCGGAGCGATGAGGGGCAGCCGATCATCGAGGGGTACGCGGCGGTATTTAATTCGCAGACGAGCCTCGGGCAGTTCGATGAGATGATCCTGCCGGGGGCGTTCAAGCGGACGCTGGAGGCGGACCCGGACGTGCGGGCGACGATCGAGCACGAGGGCGGGCTGACGACGATCGGGCGGACGCGGAATAACACGCTGTTCCTGGCGGAGGACGCGAAGGGTCTGCGGGTGAAGATCTTCCCGCCGAAAACGCAGGCGGGGAAGGACGCGGTGGAGCTGGTGCGGGGCGGGTACGTGAACCAGATGAGCTTTGCTTTTCGGGTGCCCAAGGGCGGGGACGAGTGGAAGGCGGGGAAGGACGGCCGCAGTATGCGGCTGCTGAAGAGTGTTGATTTGCACGATGGGGACGTGGCCATCGTTGCTTATCCGGCCTATGCGGCGACCTCTGCGGAGGCGCGGGCGAAGGCTGAAGAGATGGCGACCGTGGACGGCGTGGGCGGTGTGGACACCGCTGCCGGCGGTCCTGGTGAGAGTGATGAGCCGGACGCGCGGGCGCGGATGGCGGAGAAGAGGCGGACGATACAGTTACTTGAGGTGAAGAGATGAACATTATGCTTGAGTTGCGCCAGGCGCGGGCGGCTAAGGTCGACGAGATGAAGGCCATGACCACGCAGGCGGAAGTGGAGAATAGGGACTTTACGGCTGAAGAGCAGGTGAAGTGGGACGGGATTGTGACGGAAGTTGACGGGCTGGACAAGCGCATGGCCCGGCTGGAGAAGCTGGAAGTGGCGCAGGAAGAAGCGCCGGTGACCACGCAGACGGTCAAGCGGTCGATCAACTACAACAAGAAGACACGACCGGGCGACTCGGAAGAGCGGGCCGTGGCTCATTTCATCCGCACGGGTGACAAGGGCGCGCTGGGCGAGTTCCGCGCGGCCAACAACACGATCGCCAACGAAGGGACCGCGGCCGACGGTCTGAACGCCGTGCCGACCGGGCACTACAACCAGATCATCGCTCGCCGGGATGAGGACATGCTGGCGAACCAGCTGGGCGTGATGCGGATCCCGGGGACGGGGCTGACCGTGAACGTGCCGGTGGACGCGGAAGCGGACCTGGCCTTCGCGGCGACCTCGGAGCAGGATGACAATTACGCGCAGGTGTACGAGCGCGACTGGCCGGCCCTCGGGACCGTGGCCATGACCCTGTTGAAGTACACCAAGAAGATCGCCCTGACTGAGGAGCTGCTGGAGGACGAGGACTCGAACCTGCTGGCCTTCGTGTCGAATTTCGTGGGCCGCTCGATGGCCGCGACGCACAACTCGCTGCTGCTGACTGAGCTGCGGGCGAGCGGCACGGCCGGTCTGACCCTGGACTCGGCGAGCACCATCGGGGCGACGGAGATCCCGGAGCTTGTTTACAAGCTGGGCGGCGAGTACGCCGACGGCGCGGTGTGGGTGATGGCACGGGCGACCGAGGGGTTGATCCGGGGATTGAGCGGGAATCCGTTCCTCTTCAATCCGAACCCGGCCGGGTCCGACCGGGGACGCCCGGAGATCTGGGGCTTCCCGGTCTACAACAGCTCTTCGGCGAGCGCGATTGCGGCTTCGGCCAAGACGCTGATCTTCGGCAACATGGGCTTTGTGGGCATGCGCGAAGGCGCGGGATTCTCGTTCCTGCGGGATCCCTATACCACGGACGGTATCGTGTACCTGCAGTACGGGTTCCGGGCGGTGCACAAGGTCCTCCAGGCGGAGGCCATCCAGTACGCGACACATCCGACTGCGTAGTTTCGAGCGACGAGTTTTGAGTTACGAGTGAAGAGGGGGAGGGCTGCGACGGCGTGGCCTTCCCTCTTTTGGATCAAGAGAAGAGGCCGGATAAGAATCCGGCGTTACGACGATGAAGGTGCTGGCGTTTACTCCGACTTACCGGGTGAATGGGGAGATGGCGATGCGGCCGGAAACGGCCGCGGCTGTGGGGACGCAGGTGTTTGACGGGGTGTATGACTGGGTGGTGGGGGAGGACAATCCGTGGCCGTATCCGACGCACAAGAATGTGCTGCACCAGTACCAGAACGCGCGGCGGATGTGTCTGGAGGGGGACTACGACGCGCTGTGGACGATCGAGCACGATATGCTGCCGCCGGCCGACGCATTGCAGCGGATGAGCTGCACGCCGGCGCAGGTGGTTTATGGGGTTTACCTGCTGCGGCACGGCTCGCTGGTGCTGAACGCATGGGAGTATATCGGGGACCGGAACCTCGGTGAGTCGCTGTCGCTGTATCCGGAGAAGCTGGAGGCGGCGCGGGAGCGGGGGTCGGTGCGGGTGTGCGGGTGCGGCTGGGGCTGCACGCTGATTCACCGGCCGGCGCTGGAGCGGATTGAGTTCCGGGACGGGGGCGGGGAGAATCCGGCGGGGGACCTGGCGTTCGCGCACGCGGCGCTGGCAGAGGGGATCGCGAGTGTGGCGCGGTTTGATGTGTTATGCGGGCATTACGAGGATGGCCGGTGGTTGTGGCCGTTTCGAGGAGTCGACGTGATGGTGAAGGTGGAGGCGTTGAAGGATGTGGTGATACCGGGCGGGATGCGCCTGGCGAAGGGGCAGCAGGTGGAGATCTCGCCGGGGCTGGTGGAGGACCTGGTGCGGGGCGGGTACGTACGAGTGCTGAGTGACGAGCTGGAGACGGCGGCGATGGAGGGTGCTCCGGAGCAGGCCGTGAAGAAGACGGCTCGCCGGCGGAAGGGAGCTGTAGGATGATTCTGATCGCGACGCCGGCGCGGTTGAGCACGCCGCGGGTGCTTCTGAACCGGATTGAGGGGTTGGTGCATTCGCTGGCCTGGAGCGGGTCGATGGAGTGGCGGCTGCATTTTAACGAACAGCCGCGGGGTGTTTGGCATTATGAGGCGAACGCGCGGGCGCGGAATGAGGTGCTCGATCGGTATCTGAAGCCGTGGCACGAGTGGGTGCTGTGGGTGGATGTGGATGTGGTGGAGATGCCGACGAATCTGGTGGCGACGCTGGTGGAAACGAGCACGCTGTGGCGGGCCGGGGCGTGGCCGGCGATTGTGGCGCCGATGGTGTGGATGGAGCGGGTCGGCCCGGGGCCGGCGGGGTTCCAGAACGGGGGCTGGTTTTACGACACGGGGGGGTTCATCGATGACGAGGGGCGCAACGCGGACTTCCATCGGGGGCCGCTGGATGAGGGGCAGGATGTGGTGATGCAGAGTGTGGGGACGGTGTACCTGGCGCCGGCGGAGCTGTATCGGGTGGGGCCGGACGGGCGTCCGGGGCTGCGGTATGAGGTGCAGGGGGATGAGGTGGAGCACGTGGGATTTATGCGGCGGGCGCGGGGATTGGGGGCGAATGTGGTGGCGACGCGGCGGGCAGAGGTGGTGCACGCGTATCTGCCGAAGTATGGGGAGGAGTGGCACCACAAGGGGGCGAAGGTGGCGGTATGAGGATATTGAATTTTACAGT